ACAAGGAGCTAATATCTTATATAATCGCAGGGAATTTATGGGCGTGGAAGGCGTGCCCCATACGATGTATTCAATCTCACGGGCTTATTGGGATGAGGAAAAAGGAAAATATGGAAGTAGAAAAATCTATGAGAGTGCCTCCCTTATTAGGGTTATTTTTTATCTGCGAGATATGCTATTTCTGGAACAAGGTAAGCCTTTACCTATGGATAATGTGGATTGGAATAAGTTGCGACCTGATGATTTACTTACTCAGACTTATAGGGAAAATACTGATAATGATAATGAAAATCTACCCGACATTAACTTAAAGGAGTGATGGAATATGGGTGCCACATATATGAGAGCTGGCGGGCTGAAAAGGAACACAGTGGGGAAATGGGCGGACAAGATATTTGGGATAAGCTATGCTGTAAGGTTTCACAACAGTGCCCCTAAAGAAGCTAATTTTGACAGACCTAGTGATGATACTATTCAGATGTTGGTGGCTACGCAGGAACAGGATGTTATGTTTCAATTCAGACTTACAAGAGGGGATGCACTTCAAATAAAAGGATATGACCCTAATATACCATCAACGGCAAAGGTCGTAGTTGATAGTATATATCCCTCAGTTGATGTTGTTATTTCTGAAGGCAGGACTTTGGCTGAAAGGGCTTCGGCTCAGAGGCTAAAAGACATAATGGGCAGAACAGTGTCGGGAGTTAGTGTTGAAAGTCTTTCTAGGCTGGCTAATGAGTTGAAGCGGAGGAAAAACAGAAAAGTGGTAGATTATAGACCTTATGGAGGTAGAAGGCGATGACACAAGATGAATTAATGGCTAATTTTAGACAGTATACCAATTATCAGGAATTACTTACTACAGAAAGTGGCCATAAAATTTCCGTCAAAGAGCATAAGTTTGTTAATAGCTACATGATAAATGGGGATCCAGCTATTGCGGCCAAAGATGCGGGATATATACCTAAAGGTCAGAGTACCTATAGCAGTGTTGGAAAGCGGTTGCTCAGGAAACCTTACATTTATGACGAGATTTTGTTCAGGATAGAGGAAATGAACAAACATTCTATAGCTGATGAACAGGAAGTTATGAGATACTTCACAGCCGTCATGCGAGGCGAGGAAAAAGACCAGTTTGGGCTGGATGCTCCGCTTTCAGAGAGAACTTCGGCTGCTAAGGAACTTGCAAAGAGGATAATAGATGTACCTGCAAAACAGGCAGATTCAGCTATTCAGATAAATCTCAATTGGGAAAGGACACCAGCATTACCAGATGGTATATAATTTATCAATTCAAGACAATATAATACCGATGTTTGATGATGTTTTAGAGGATATTATGAAACATCAGCATACACACTATGTTTTTAAAGGGGGACGAGGTAGTACAAAGTCGTCCTTAATCTCGTTAGCCATACCTCTTCTTATTATAAATAACCCAAATATTCATGCATGTGTGTTCCGTAAGGTCGGGAATACGATGAAAAACAGTGTTTGGGGACAAGTAGTGTGGGGAATCAATCAATGGGGACTTGATGAACTGTTCCATATACCTAAATCTATAGCTAATCCAATAATTTATAAACCAACAGGACAGCAAATCATGTTTTTTGGGCTGGATGACCCTAATAAAGTCAAGTCAGTTAAGATACCCTTTGGGTATATAGCTATAACTTGGTTTGAGGAACTTGACCAATACGCTGGAGAAGCTGAATTGCGTAAGGTTTTACAGTCAACAATGCGTGGTGGACAGTTATTTTGGGAGTTTAGGTCGTTTAACCCACCTATTTCTAATATAAATTGGGCTAATCAGTACGCAGTGGACGCTATGAGCAGAGAAAATACGCTTGTTACCAGCAATACCTACTTAGATGTACCCGAAGATTGGCTTGGACAAGCGTTTTTAGACGAAGCGGAAGACCTTAAGGAGACAAATCCTCGTGCGTATGAGCATGAATATTTAGGAATACCAGTAGGAACTGGCGGAAATGTGTTTGAAAACGTGGAAGATATGTATATGAGTGATGAACAAATTGCTCAATTTGATAGGATATATAGAGGAATTGACTTTGGATGGTATCCTGACCCATTTGCTTATAATACCATCTATATTGATGTTGCTAGGAGGGATGCCTACATATATCAAGAGTTCCATGCGAACAAAATGTCGAACAAACAGGTGTTTGATAAGTTGTGGGGAGAACTTCATTATATAGGACATGATGATATAGTGACTTGTGATAGTGCCGAACCAAAATCTATCTCAGATTTCCGTTCTTATGGCGGATATGGGGCTCGAGGTGCAGAAAAAGGACCTGATAGTGTAAATTATTCGATGAAATGGTGGCAATCACTCAATCATATCTACATAGACCCTAAAAGATGTCCTGAAACTTACAAAGAATTTGTGGAATATGAGTATGAAAGGGATAAAAATGATGAAGTTATCAGCGGTTATCCTGATTTAAACAATCACCACATTGATGCTTGCAGATATGCCACAGAAAGATTCTGGAAGAGGAAAGGTAACTAATTGTCAATTAGGAATATATGTGTTATACTATATTTAGTGAGGTACAGCAATTATGAACTTATTTTACACGATGTGGAATAAAATAAAGGAGAAAATACAGAAAATGTTAGAACCTAAAGCTATCGAACAGGCCGTTAGAGTTGCGCCGACTATTTCTGCTAAAATGTTCAACGCTATTACTCTTTGGAGTGATATGTATGAAGATAATCCACCTTGGTTGAAGAATCCAGATAAGGACGATCCTACCAGAGTGGTTTCTTTAGGTCTTCCTTCACTTATAGCGAGTGAAAAGGCAAGATTAGCTACTTTGGAGATGGAATCAGAGATTACAACTCCAGTTAAAGAGGTTGAGAAAGAAAATCCTGATTATCAGCCGCCTTCGATAGATGAAGCAACAGGTGTTATTTCGATGGGAGTTGGAGAAACTACTATTAAAGAAGATGTACCCATTGGAAACACTGATAGGGCTGAATTTCTTAATGAGCAGTATAAAGTCCTTAAAAAACATATTAGGCGACAAGTTGAATATGGTATTGCTAAGGGCGGACTTGTAATAAAGCCATATATTGTACTTCATGATGATTTTGGTAAAGATACTACAAGCACAGATAGCAAGGGCGTGACAGTTGAACAGAGCAAAGCAGAGAATGTATCATATAATTCAAAAAAACGTCATACCGACAACAATTTAGACGCAGAAACTAAGAATAAATATAAAGCACATTTTGAATATGATTTCATTCAAGCTGATAATTTTTATCCTCTTTCTTTTAATGCAAATGGAGATATGGTTGAGGCTGCCTTTATTCAGCGTAGAATAGATAAACATTTTATTTATAGCCGTCTTGAATATCATAAGTTGGAAGGCAGAACAATTACAGTTAAGAATTTTGCCTATAAAAAAGAGAATAATGAAATGAATGGCGTTACTAGGTCAGAACATTTAGAAGTTGATTTAGGCAAAGAAGTACCATTAACAGAAGTACCTGAATGGTCAGATTTACGACCTGAAGTTACGATAGAAAACGTAGACAGGCTTCTTTTTGCATATTTCAAGATGCCCGAAGCTAATACCGTAGATACTAATAGTCCTCTCGGCGTTAGTGCTTATAGTAGAGTTGTAAATCTTATAAAAGATGCGGATTATCAGTATTCAAGACTTTTATGGGAGTATGAAGGCGGTGAACTTGCGATTGATGTTGACCGTGATGCACTCAAACTTGAAACTGACGCAAATGGTAATGATATGACAAAACTTCCTATTATGCAACAGAGATTGTTCAGAAAAGTCGACCTTAATGCAGAGGATACATATCAAGTATTTGCACCTGAACTTAGGGATGCTTCTATGACGAATGGTCTTAATACTATTCTTATGAGAATAGAAGATGCTACTGGTCTTAGCAGAGGTACTATCTCAGGTGATCCTCAGTTTATATCGACAGAAGCAAAGACGGCTACTGAAATGAAAATACTTAAACAGCGTAGTTATTCAACTAATGCTGATATACAGCAAGCCCTTGAAGATGCGTTGAAAGAAACTATATATGTAATGGATGTATATGCTTCATTATATGAAGTTACTACAGAAGGTAAGTATGAAGTATCCTTTGAATGGGATGATAGTATTCTCGTTGATAGTGAATCAGAACTTACCAAGAGATTACAGCTTATCAATGCAGGTCTTGCATCAAAGCTGGAAGTAAGAATGTGGTACTTCGGTGAAACTGAGAATCAAGCAAAGGCTGCCTTACAGAAGATTGATGAAGAAAACAAACGTGCGATTGAAACTAATATGATGGCACAGTCGCAATTAGGTCAGATAGCACAGGACCAGAAGTTTAAAGGATTAGAGCAGGATCCGGCTACAAAGAACAACCAGCTTAAACAAGAGGCAGATGCAAAGTCAGCCGCTAAAAAGATTCAGAATTAGCGAATAAATGTTTGCATTTTCCTATATGTTGTAGTATATTATTATTGTAGGGTAAAACCTATTATAATATAGTCTAGCATAAAGACATTTAAAGAAATGCCATTCCAGTGGAGAGAGGCTCCACATTTAATCAAAAATCATTCAGAATGTAGGAGGAAATTGAATATGGATTTTTTGAAGGAACTTTTTGACCAGGCCGAGAATGGTGCTTTGTCTTACGCAGATTTCTCTAAGGCAGTAAAATCTAAGGGTTTTAAACTCGCAGATTTAGCTACAGGAGAATATGTCGCTAAGAAAAAGTACGAAGATGACCTAAAGAGTAAGGATTCTATTATAGCGGACTTGAACGCCACAATAGATACGAACAAAACAGACTTACAATCTTTCAAGGAGAAACTGGACAAGGCGGGTACAGATTCAACTATGATTGAAACACTGTCTAATGACCTTCAGCAGTTGCAGGCTAAATATGAGGCCGATACGAAGGCTTATCAGACAAAATTACAATCTCAGGCGTATGAGTTTGCCGTAAATGAGTATTCCAATACTTTGCAGTTCACCAGTGAGGCCGCAAAGAGAGAATTTAGAAGAGCCATGAAAGAAAAACAGCTTCCTATGGAGAATGGAAATATCATGGGAGCACAGGATTACATGACTGAGTATGCCAAGAGTAATGCAGATTCGTTTGTACAGCCAAAGACGCAGGAACCTCCTGCTCCGGCAGATAAGCCTAAGTTTGCAAGCGGTACGAATGATCCCAACAATACTAGTGGGAGTGGCAAGAAACAGTCATTAACCGAACTTATGAAAGCAAAAAACGATAATCCGAGTTTGATAGTAAACTTTGATTAAACATTTAGGAGGAATAGACAATGGGAGAATATTTTGACGCCAAATTGTTTAATGGTGAAGTATTCCAGAAGTACGTTGACCGTGTTCCGAATCTTCACCTTAATGAACTTATAAGGTCTG